TCAAATACTAAAAGGATTAAATCGGTACAAAGAAAACCAACACAACAAATCTATAATGCGTTACACGTTTAACAACGGAAGCTATATAGAATTCTTTAGTACAGATGATAGTTCAAAGTTAAGGGGTGCAAGAAGGGATGTTCTGTTTGTGAACGAAGCAAATACTATATCTGGCTTTGATGCTTACCAAGAAACCGCCATTAGAACCAATAAACATATCTGGTTAGATTACAACCCAGCTGCATTGTTTTGGGTAGACACTCAATTAGTGGGTCAAGAGGATACAGACTTTATTACACTTACATACAGGGATAATGATGCACTACCTCAAAGCATAGTAGACGAACTATTAAAAGCTAGGAAGAAAGCAGAGACATCAACCTACTGGAAGAACTGGTGCCGTGTATATTTAGATGGGCTTATTGGAAATATTGAAGGGGCTTGTATTCCCGATTGGAAAGAAATAGATACAGTACCACAAGAAGCAAGACTATTAGGACACGGACTTGATTTTGGCTACTCGGTGGACCCAAGTACGATTATTTCTTTATACAAATGGAACGATGCTTATATATACGATGAGGTACTTTATAAAAAGGGAATGCTTAACAGGGATATTAGTAGATTCTTAGAAGCGTCAGACATTAAAGAACTTATAGTAGCAGATTCAGCTGAACCAAAATCAATAGCTGAACTACAAGGTTACGGACATAATATTCACGGTGTAACTAAAGGCAGGGATTCTGTTGTATATGGAATAAACCTAATGAATCAAAACGAGATATATGTTTCTAGCCGTTCTAAGAACCTTAAAAGGGAATTAGGTGGTTATATATGGTCTACAGATAAAGAGGGCAACAAGACCCAGAAGCCAAGCGGACTGCATCCAGATTGTATAGATGCTGCTAGGTACATTCTAACCGACACTTTAGAGAACCCGAATAAGGGTCAGTATTTTATTTACTAAAAGTTTTTTTAATAAAATTGTTGATAATCCAAAAAAAGGTTTTATATTTGGTGTATAATTAAAAACAAACAATATGACTTACAAAGAATTTTACACAGCAGCTACAGAAGGAATCAACTTCAAAACAATATCTAAAGACGATATGCAATTCGCTTACATTATGTTTCACCAGACGTTTGGAGAAGCTCCTAAGAAAGCTATAGAGTCAGTTAAATTCCTAGACGCTCTAACAGACCGGAGAGAAATTAATTAAAAGCTAACTAATATAAACAAGGGGACAACGATGGACAAACACCAACTCTATCCCCTTTTTTTAAAACAAACAGTATGTACGACCCATCAAACGAACCAAAAGAAAACCAATGTCTAGAATGTCTTAATCCTTGCGATGGAGACTTTTGTAGCAAAGAATGCGATAGGGCTTGGATGAGTTAAATTTAATATATTTACAAAAACAAACGATATGAAAGATTTAAAAGAAAGTTACGAGTACGAATTAGTAAAAAGATTAACAGCAGAAGAGAATAGAAGCCTTGTAAGGAGCACAATTAAGAGAGGTTTAGTATTTACAGGCATTTGTATTATAAGCCTGCACGTCTTCTTAAATGCATTCCTATGGCTACTCAAGTACTAAAGGACTGGGAGGTTAAAAAGATATGCTGGGAGAACGATGTCTATGTAATACAAATACCAATATCTTCCAGCTGGAAAAAAGGAGGGCAACCAGTAAGATTGACAATAGATTATAAGAGTCAATTAAGTAGAGGTAAAGAAATATACGAACAGAACAGTAAAGAGTTAGAAGATAAGATTAATGAAGTATACAGATACTTATACGATAACAATTTAAAATAAGGATTGGCACATCCTTTAAATATGTGCTAACATTTTTTCATAGTTTTTAGATTAGTTAGTAAGGGGGTTGCAGAGATGTAGCCCTTTTTCTATTTATACAAAACAAGATAAATTTTATTGTTATAATATATGAAAGTAGAAATACAAATACCAAGTAGTTTATCTGAAATAACACTAGAGCAATACCAGAAGTTTGCGAAGTTAAATACAGATGAGAATCAAGATAGCAGCTTCTTAATGCATAAGACCGTTGAGATATTTTGCGACCTTAACCTAAGGGATATAGCCAAGATTAAATACATCTACGTACAAGAGATACTAAACGATATAAATAAACTGTTTGAATCTAAACAAGACTTGATACCTACGTTTAGATTAAAGGGTGTTGATTATGGTTTCGTACCAGTCTTAGACGATATGACACTTGGGGAATACATAGACCTTGATGAGAACTTTACTGATTGGGATATGATGCACAAGGCTATGGCGGTTCTTTACAGACCTATCACATTACAAAAGGGAGACAGATATCAGATAGAAGAGTACGAAGGTTTAGAACGTGCTGACTTAATGAAGCAAATGCCATTGAATGTAGTAATGGGATGTATGTTTTTTTTTTACAATTTAAACAACGAACTACTGAAAACTACCCTGAACTATTTGAATCAGGAAATACCGAAGGAACTGACTACGGAGCAGCTACAAACTTTGGCAAAAAATGGGGGTGGTATCAATCACTCTATGGACTCTCTAAAGGAGATGTTAGACGATTTGAATATATCACTAAATTAAACTTTCACGAATGCTTTATGTTTTTAGCATTTGAAAAAGAAAAGAACCAACTAGAAGCAAAACTAATTAAGAACAGATGACAGGATTTTACAACGTAACGAAAAAAATAAAGGATGCACTTAATGCAGAGCCTTTTGTAAATACCGTTTCTTATGGTAGCCTTGATGATGTAGATTTAAATAAACAAACCATCTTTCCATTATCTCACATAATAGTAAATAACTGCAACGTTGCATCTAACACAATGACGTTTAACATTAGTATCCTAGCGATGGATATTGTAGACGAATCTAAAGACGAGGTTACAGATATATTTGTAGGTAATGATAACGAGCAAGATGTTTTAAATACCCAGTTAGAAGTTATTAACAGGGTTGTATCGATACTACAAAGGGGGGATTTATATACTGACCTATTCCAAGTAGATGGGGCTGTAGGATGTGAGCCATTTGTAGATAGATTTGAAAACAAGTTAGCTGGATGGGCAGCAACATTTGACGTATTAGTTAAAAACGATATGACGGTATGCTAACAAATACAAAAGAATCTTTAGAGAAGTTCAGAAAGTTTGTTGCACAACAATCACGCAGCAGATTAACTAAGGGCAAAAAGAACGTTTCTAAGGGACTTTATAAGAAGTTGGATGGTGTTTTAACGGTTAGCCCTAATTCGTTTAAACTAAGCTGGGATTTAGGTTATGGTAATTTCCAAGATAAAGGTGTAAGTGGAACTGAAAAGAAATACGATACACCTTATAGTTATAAAAGTAAAATGCCACCTGTTAAACCGTTAGCGGATTGGGCAAAAGCAAAGGGTCTTAAATTAAGAGACTCAAAGGGTAGATTCCAAAAGGGAGGTTATACAACATTAGGCTTCTTAATTGCAAGAAGCATACAGAAGAAAGGTTTAAAGCCTAGCTTATTTTTTACTAAACCATTTGAACAAGGTTTTAAGAAGTTACCAGATGAACTACTAGAAGCATACGGATTAGACGTAGAAGAGTTTTTACAATTTACATTAAATAAAAAATAATGAGTACAAAGATAAACGTTAGAAGTCCATACTTTCTACAATTTACAGAACCAACTCAAGCGCTGGGTATTTTTACCTGTACAACAGCTGGACTTACAAACTTCTCGGTAGATAGTAGCGGTGTAATAAATAACCCTAATATTAGAAACGGTTCTATATTAGACCAGACGGATTATAGTTTTGCTGCAAATACTGGAGCAAGCACAATATCAAGAAGCGTTACTTATACTATTGCAATACCTTCGGCTTACACTAACTCTAATGATGCTACTATTGATTGCGTTCAAACATTTGACCAACCATTCCAGACCGCACAAGAAGACCCTAATCTAAACCTTACCTGCCCAACTTTTTCAGGTACAGTACCAAACCTTGCAAACATAGCCCCATCGCTAGAACAATTAATAGATGTAGATTCTTATTTTACAGCAGGTACTGAGTCTATTGCAAGTTATCAAGTTTCAAGGGTAAGTGGTAGCGGTTCTGTAACGGCTGTTATTTCAGGTACAGGGTCTAGTACTATTTGCACGATACAATCTTCTACACCTTGTGTTAGTGCGGTATTTCAATTTAAAGCGATAAACACTTCGGGTAGTTGTTCTGCGGTTTCAAATAGTTTTTCCTTTAATACTTCAGGATGCGTTGCCTTTGATTGTGATGATGCAGACATAGACGAAACCACTGGAAACATAGAACAAGATGGAACGGTACACAAATCTACTTGGAACAATGGAGGTCTTCAATTAAATAAACTTCTTTACGGTGCAACTGATATCACTACAAGTTTAAATGTAGGTGCTAACAATACAGGCTCAGATAGAAATATTGTATTAACATACAGATTTAATATTCCTATTGGATACACAAACTATCCGGGAACTTTTGATTGTAATGTAACTTATTCTCAACCTGCAACCGCAACACTTTTACCTTTTACTTGTGCTGATGCTCAAATTACAGGAACCTTTATATCGGATAGCGGAAACATTGCAGCACCCGCCTTAGTATTAGGAAACCTTATTAGCTGGACACCTCAATCATTTCCAGAAGTTCTTTTAGATACACCTAGAACAATAACCTTTACAATAGAACCACCTGCAACTGGGTTTAGTAATTCAGGAGGTGCAAATTTATCTTGCGATGTTGATATAACGCAACCTGCAAAACAATTAGACTGCGGAACTGTAACTGTTTTCTTAAGTCAAGGATACAACTCAATAGATGATATATGTTCAGAAAGAGCAGCAGGA